TCCATCTCACTATCTCCTTCCATTAAAATAACCTCCATCAATATGATTGGAGGTTTGAAAAAATGAAAAATCCAAATGGTTATGGAACTATCAAAAAATTAAGCGGGGCAAGGCGGAGGCCATTCGTATTTATGATCTCTGTGAATGGCAAACAAAAAGCTATGGGCTATTTCGCCACTAAGCTGGAAGCTATGGCATATCAGGTCGACTATAATCAGTCTCATAGTCTGCACCGCCTTTCGAAAATTACATTTGCCGAGTTATACGCAAGATGGATGCCTAAACACATCTCATATGCATCGGTTTCAAAATCCACCATCAACGGTTATGAGTGCGCGTATAAGCATTGTGCATCACTGTATGATTTACCAATAGCAGATATCAAATACAGCCACTTGCAAGCCGTCATCGATGATATGACTAATCTTTCCTATGCCAGCAAAAAGAAAGTGCGTAATTTGTTATCCCTACTCTTCGCCCATGCCAGAGAAATGGAGTATACCACTCGTGACTTTACAGGATTGATAAAAATCGGGAAGAATCACCCTGTGAATCCTCATCAAGCAATCAGTAAGCGGAAGGTGAATCAACTATGGAAAATTGTAGATACTCCAGACGTTGATATCATCTTAATACTCATCTATACAGGCATGAGAAATGGCGAACTCCGCAGCCTCTTAAAATCGGATATCAATAAAAAGCAGAAATATATCAATATTCGGAAATCTAAGACAGCTGCTGGCGTCCGCATTATCCCCATCCATAGTAAAATATGGCCGCTCATTGAAGTGCGCCTGTCGTCCCCTGGTGCTTATCTCATATGTACTGAAGACGGCCGCCCCTATACCTACACAAAACTTTCTAGGGTTTTCTCTCGAATCATGAAAGCAATAAATGGGCAAAAGCACAAATTACATGATACCCGTCATACCTGCGCTACATGGCTAGATAATGCCGAAGTGAATGACAACGCCAGGAAAATGATCCTTGGTCATGCTAGACATGATGTGACTAACGGAGTATACACTCACAAAAATCTAAGACAACTACGTAAAGCCATCGAAAAGATTTGATACTAACCTGCTACTAACCAAAGAATTGCCCAATTTGAAAAGTACCGCGAGTATTGTATGTATCGTGATACTTTTTTGTTGCTAGGATTCTTGCGATTTCTAGGATTTCATGCGAATCGACAATTCTAAGATAGTCGTAATTATCGGCTTTTCTGCCATTCTACGGAAATCATTTTCTACAGGGTGTAACTGCTGTAATGACAGGGAGCTGGGATACAGTGCAATTACCTATTTCGGCAAATAACTACTTTGCTATTGCATCCCCTGTAACTCCTACAACGAATTATTGGGGTGGCGGCGCAAACGCCCCTGTATCAGTACAATCGGTTAAAACAAATTCGATAATTATTTCCATCCCCGGCGGCGACAATCGGTGGAAAGCCAGTATACTAATTATTGGCACAGTATAGACAGGGTGGAAAGTGTACACTCAATTCTCGTGCATCAACGCAAGTATACTCCCCTATTCACGTAACAACGGTTTTGGCGATACAAGCTACTGGCACAGCCCATAGCACAATGGAGGCGAACTATGGGCTTGGATTGGTCGCATGTAATGCTAATACTGCTGGATTTACATTGCTAAATTGTAGTGAAGAAGCTCCACGTTATTATAAAGAAGCATCATGGCTTGTTATAGGAATATAGACAGGGTGGATATAGAACTGGTAAATCTGGATCATGGGCAATAGCATTCCCTCACGCTCTGCTGGGTATATCAGGCGATTATTCAGGCGAAGGCGGTAATATGGACTGGGGACCATCAATCAGTGGGAATACTACTGGATGGAGCAGTGGCAGCTGTGGATCTGGATTACGAGTTATCGCAATAGGCTATTAGACAGGGTGGAAGGCGCACTACGGGAAGCGCCGCTTTTAGTTTGCCGATTGCCTATCCCAATACAATTCTCTCAACCGTGGCTACAGGCGAGATAGCTAGATTGACTGAGTTCGTAAAATTAATCGGCTATAACCGCACTTCCATCGCCTTGCAAAGTATAAGCCGAGAAGGGAATGACACAGGGGCTCGCCCTATCCAATGGATTTCAGTTGGCTACTAGACAGGGTGGAACTACCCGGCCATCGCCAATCACATTCCCGGTAAGATTTGCGTCAAAATGTCTTACCGTTGTTCCACAGTTACAAGCTCCCGGCGATACCGGTAACATGAGCAAAAACAGGGTATGTGTTACCAATTTAACAGCTCGCGGTTTTGGTTTACAGAATCCGCAGTATACCTATAATTACATAGCAATTGGTATATAAACAGGGTGGATTTAGCTCATCGGGCACATTCACTTACCCCATATCAATATCAACCTTCCTTACTGGGGGCACTACAACAAGAATGTCTTCACGAGCTTATGACAGTGACTGGGGAGACATAATAGGAACGCCCACATCATCGTATTTTCGCTTTCGCCAAAATAGTTACAGTGACGGGACCTACTGTTGGCTTATTGGGCGATGAAAATAGCTGCTTATATGCCGACTGCCAGCCACGTTAACCATTTATTGCCTATATCGTAACCCGAATAATAGATGAAAGATGATCCAGAAAACGTCTTGATATGTTCGAACCCGCGACCGGAAGGATTCTGATCATTTACCACTGCAAGCCCCGCAATGCCTAATACCTTCGAAAACGAGATAGGATAGCTGACCGTGATATCACTCCTTGAACCTACCCACGTATATCCACCCTGTATAATTAGCGGCACCGCACCGCCGAGCTTCACCCACCATGCATTCGCATTCGACACATTGCCCGCGACGACGCCCGCTGCTGAGAGGTCGTCCGTATCGAGAAACCGTTTGAACGGAGTGTTGTTGATTGCGATTGATTTATTTCCACCACGGTAATACATCCTGCCGGAAGGCTGCTCAATCCAAAGTTGCGTCGATTCACTTCCTTTATCCGCCGGAAGGTTGAGAAGCTGCCCCCCTTGCCCTGGCTGGTTTGCTATTTTATTGTTCTGACAAAAGTAGCTCATAAACACACCCAGTGCGTTAAGTGCGGTGTTTGTTGTCGGCAGTGTTGGGTTTCCCCCCAGCCTGTGCAGGTAGTCCCACAGCCCTGCATCCCCGACCAGAGTGCCTGCTTTGCCAACGGTTACATTGGCTAATGAATCGGTTCCTGTACCACCATGAGCTACTGGAAGAATGCCGGTGAAGCTACTTACATCAAGTGCCTGTATATCTGCTCTCCCACTTACACGAAGTTCCTGTATATCTGCTGTCCCACTTACATTGAGAGCTTTTGTATAAGTCTTTCCCCATGCCTTACCGCTTTTACCAAGGTTATCCACCCCATCTTTAGAAGGGCAAAAATTTTTACCTGTTTCTGCCATAGTGCCTCCTTATCTTTTTAATACAATGTCACCGTCTGAATCTACAACAAGAAGTCCCGCGTTAAATGTAGTGCTTTCTCCGCTGCCTTTTGTGACAGTTACTTTGCCGTTTAATTCTGTGACAGACTGAACGTAATCCGTAGGAATTGCATCCTGTAATCTCTTGTGTTCTATTTGTGCGTCTGTCTTGCTTTCTTTCTCGCCTATCTTGTTCAAGATGGTGGTCGAAAAGTTAGGGTCATTTCCGAGTGCTGTTGCAAGCTCTTGTAACGTGTCTAATGCAGTCGGTGCGCCGTTGACTAAATCACTTACCACGCCATGAACAAATTCAGTGTTAGCGATGGTTTTTGAATTGTTTTCTATTGATGGTGTCGGTACACTGGTTTCCCCTGAAACAGTGAGTGAAGCAGTGTTGACTGAATCATCCCACGCTTCCCCGTTATACGTATATGTTTTTCCGAGGTCGGTGCGGTAGCATTTCATTCCTACGACAAGGTTTTCCGTAGGGAAGGAGGTTCCGCTATATGTAGATCTAAGCGCATTGATGTTCTTTTCATGGTTCAGTATGCCGTCTTTCACTGTAGTGGTGGCGGTGCTCCCAAGTGGTGTGTAGTCTTGCATTAGTTCACCTCAATACGATATCGCCGTCTGAATCAACGGCAAAAAGCCTGTCTTTCAACTTTAAGTAAGTTTTTGTTATTTCATTGCCGTCCCCGTCAAAATATACATTATTGAACGGGATGTTAGAATCTTCGCAAAGCGTCCATGTTGGTTCTCCATTAGCCAATGAAGAGAGCCGGTATCCTTGCTTCAAATCCGTTCTATAGCACACCATGCCGACTTGCAGGTTGGCGGTTGGGAATGCATTACCGCTAGAGCTGCTAAGTGCCGTGACAATATCGTCGTACATCTTGGGGATGCCAACATTGAGATGTTCGTTTTCAGAAAAGTCGGAGAATTTCTGCATTTATTCATCCCACCACACATTCTTGTCAGCGACGCCGCCGTATTCTGTGTTATCAAACTCATACTGCCATGCCTTTACGGTAAGCTCTGGATGTTCCTCTTTGAAGTCGCACTGCGAGCTTCCCGGTTCTGCCGACCAATAGGGGATATAGTCTCCCATCAAGTCTGTTCGGAGCTTGTTCAGTGAGGAATAGTTTCCATAGATGCCGCACTCATAGCCGTTCGCGTTGCACTCGCTGACAAATGCGCTTGCTATGGCGGTCAGGTCATCGGCATCAACCCTCTCTGCCATGAATGGTTCGATATCAAACCATATGTGAAGCGGTGGCATGCCAATCTCGTCTAATACAGACATAACCTTGCGAGCTTCTTCTTCTGTCCTTTCCGTGGTTTCTGCGTGAGACAAGCAATACACGCCCCATTCCATCTCCGCTGAAATGGCATCTCTTACGTGTTCCAAGAATAATTCGGCGATGGATCGCCCTTCTGAAATCTTTATGATAACGCCATCCTCTTTTTGTGAGATGGCGTTCCAGTTGAGGTTTTCCGAATAGTCAGAAATGTCGATTATGTTTTTCATCTTGCACTGTTCCTTTCTTTGGCTGTTCAAACTGGTCTGGGATCCCATTATGGTTCTTATCGACAAAGCACGCCATAATGAACCCGAAGAACCCTGTAGCACCCAAAACAATAACTATGAATTTTGACAGTGCATCCAAGTCGGATGCTCCTGTCTTATAAAATGCATACATCCACGCCCCATACCACGTGAACAGAAGCAGAACAACGAAAAGCAGGTAGAATATAACGACCTTCATGACGGAATTGTCAAATTTCCTGCCTTTCAGTTTGTCCATGGTTTTTTCCAGCAGTTCAGTTATGGCTTTCATGTTCGAGCTTCTCTACGCGGTGATTTATATCTTCAATAACCACGCCATGCTTTTGAACCGTTGTATCGAGGTAGTGGACTTTGTCAGTCGTGTCGGCTATGGTATCCGCCAGATTGTCTATGGACTTTTGCAGGGATTCAATGACAAATGCCTTGAATAGCCACGTCCATATCCCAAGTATCCCCGATATGATAAAAATAGTTTCGTTGTCTATCACTTTAGTACCCATTGCTATTCCAAGAAATTCTCCCCGCGACAACTTTCCCTGTCGCGTCTTTTAGAATGATTTTGAAATATTTCCCTCTATCGTCCTCTCCCTGCTCTGTGATGCTCGGGATGACCGCGTTCCCTTCTGCTCCTCCACACACGATGACAACCACGTCAGGCGTTGTGTAATAGGTTCGATTGAAGTACACTTTCGTCTCTTCGGCAGGGATGTCTGCTGTCCCTCTGTCCTTTACATCGTCTATGTCTACATGAATTGCATAATCATACACAAGCGGGTTGGACACGGCGTTCTTCTTTCTAATCGCAAGTCTGTATAGCGCATCTTTATATTCGTATTCGCCGACCTTGAACTCAGTAAAGGAATTGTATCCCGATGCCTTATTCGCAAGGCGGTTAAATTCATCGAGCGTTATGGCATGATCGTTCACGACAATATCCGAAAGCACGCCGCAAGGCGTCTGCCTGATTCTGATTGAACGAATACTGATTTCATTTTCTCTCTTGAACAAATCCACAAGCCGCCCATGAGCTTCTGCCACGGTCATCGGATCGTTAAATTTGCGCCCAAACCTCGCCACTCTTGAGAAACTCTCTTCTAACGCTAACGTGTCTTGATTACTCTTGACGATATTTGTCTTTTCTGCGTCTTCCAAGGCGGCATTTTCCGTGAATGGCTTATAGATGCGTTTAAACGGCATTTCTATCGCTTGCAGGTGTTCTTTGATAAATCTATCAAAAGAAATCTGCGAACGCATGAGAAGGGCATTTAAGAGCGTCTCTTTTTTGACAGCTTCGCATTTTTTCCAAACAAATTCCGATGCGCGTATGATTTCGTATTTTGGAAGAAACATTGCTCGCCCGTCTTTTGCAGATACGGAGATAGAGCCGGTGAAAGACTTGTAATATTGAGCGGCCTCTCTGTCTGCTCTGGAAATGGTTAGTTCTTCGCCACCTTTGACATAGACATCGTTGAATCCGAAGTGATCTATCGTATCTGCCGCACCGTCTATGTAGATTTTGCTCGTATCGTCAATAAAGAACGAATGCCGGTAAGTTTTTATATCAAGCACGGGTCAGCGTTATTTCAAAAGTAACGGTGAGAACGTCGCTTGCTCCTTTGTTAATTACGGGGAATGTTACACGGTCAAAGAAGATGCCGCCGCTTGAAGCGTTGCAGATGCCTGCTTCTGTGATTGGACCTGTTGCTTCTCCTGCATTAAATGTAGTCTGCACCATGAGCTTTGTTGTTCCTGCGGAGTGGGAATAAGACGCCGCCTTTCTAAGAAGCTCGGTAGCGAGTTCGGTGTCTCCTGCGGCGACCGCAGTCGTTCCGGTGCCGACGGCAATATGGCTCATGGCGTTAGGTCTGGTTGAACCTGCGCCGAAGGCATTGCACAAAAAATCAATGCCTCCGTCCAGCACCATATTATTGTGGCGGTACGCAATGCATGCGCCGTCCTTTCCTTGAAGTACAAGCGTCACTGCGCCATGTACGCTAAAATTTTCTTTCTGCATGTTTACCTCAACTGTTGAAACGAACCGCCGTCATGATTCCGATCGGCGGAGCTTTAATGGTTTTGTATTGCGCTGTTTCCTGAAGAACCGCATTATTATTAAGCGCATACAGGGTGCGCTCCGTATCCGACTGCGAAATCCCGATAGCGATTATGTCCGTTGTGCTTGGGTTTAGTGGGAGTTTTTGGGATAGTCCATCACTTCCGACAAGAGCAAGCCCATCATCATAACGAAGATAAAGAGCCCCATTTCCCCCTCCTATAGAAGCAATAGCAGACGGTTCAAGCGAATTCATGATTTTTATATTAAACGTAAGCGAGAACGTGGAAGCTCCTACAGGCAGATTGTATGCAAGACGCGTCAGCTCATCCTGTTTTAGCCCTTTGCTCCATCTAGCATAATCAAACACATCGCAATGAATATGTTCCGTTGGTTCTTCTCCTGCCATTGTCTGCAAATCCTCATCGAGCGGTGCTTCAATGAGTGCCGTCTTGTCTGCGTTCTTATCTGCGATATAAGTTTTAACCTCAACGCCGTCAAGGTCTGCCACCGTGCCGCCTACCATGTTGATGGTCTTTGCACGGTCATCAAGCGTTGAAAAGTCAAGATCGGAAATCGCAATATCCGTATTGGAGACGTTCTCTATTTTGTAATCCGACCAGCTTCTAGCCCTTGCAGTATACGGAAGGTGTCCGGCAGAGATGTACTCACCCTTGAATACACCCTCCGAGAGCCTAAGCCCGTGCGCTACTGCATCGTAGTAAGTGCCGACCTTGTTGCCCGTATACATAGTCTGATGCTCATCAAAATCGACTATGACGTTCTTCTGTTGGTCTTGCACAGTTTTCAAAAGAAACCACGATGCCTTTTGAGAGAAGTTTCCATGTTCGTCGTATGCCTTGATTAAGAAATAAATATCCCCTGTGTTAGGGTATTCCATTTTCTTCTTCAAAAGCTCCGTCTTAAAGATTTCAAGCCCGTTCTCCCATGAGGGCGTGGTTGAAGCGCGGACGGCATACCCTGCGCCCTGAACGCCCACGCTTCTCCAGTAGAAATCAAGGACTGCGCCGTTTCTTTCCACGATAAAGTCTTGGACTTGCGGTATTTTGCAATAAAGATAGCCTTTCTCTCCCTCTCCAAAACTATCGTAGTAAGCAACTGCTATCTCGCTAATTTGGTCAGCATCTTCCGTGTAGAGCATCCAGTTATCCTGTGTCTCATACATGATTCCGTTCACATATATGTGCGCCCCGATACAGTCCAGAGGGATAAAGGTGAAGTTTATCAGCGTCCCTTGCGCGTTCTTTGACATGTTTATGTCTTGCGGTTTTTCAGGGCGTTTCTTGCTATACTGCAATGCCGAGCCGTTAGACGCCGTTCCGTCTTGCAAGACTGCATAAAGATATGCCGTGCCTACGGCAGATACAGGCATCTTATAAGAGTAGTTATTGGTCGTTCTTTCGAGAAGTCCTGCCAAAGTGCCGACTGCGGTATTTGTCCGCACTTCATAATAGGCAAGTTTATTGTAGTACGTTGGGTCGCTCCACTTGAACACGCCGCCCTCTACAGAAAATGTAAGCGTAAAGTTTGGCGGCGGAGCGATTCCCGAACTTCCGATTTCTTCATTAGCCGTAAACCCGTTGGCAAGATTTACCTGTTCAGCTATTGCGGCAAGATACCGTCTAAGCTGCGTCATCAGGTATCGCCCATCCCCCTGTACTACGTTGGGAAGGTCAGGGGCTTCTATGTAGACTTTCTCTTTTTCACTCATGACATTCCCGTGCTGATAGCCTGCTCGAGCGTGCTTATGATGTTGCTATCCTGCGTCACATCATACTCATTTTCGTTCAAGGCAAGAAGTATCGCACTACGAAGTATTACCGCGTTGATTGCTTCGTGGTCAAACGGCAAATCATCATCTACTCCAACAAGATCGGGCGTGGCAAAATACCTAAACCGCACGCTGTCGCTTCCGTCTGTGATGGTTGCCACGTTGCTTGTCATACGGATAGGATAAGTGCCGCACGCACCCATGTAGTTATGCGGGAGCTTATCTCCGTCCCTGATAATGGTTTCCTTGGCAAGAACGGGCCATTTGGCGGCTATCAAAAGACTTGCCACCTGCTGAATGGCTGTGTTTATAAACTCAAGGCAGGCATCGGTAGAGTATTCGTCAGATATGTCGTGAGTGGCAGATTTAAGCCGTGCTATAGCGTCTTTTACCTTCATCATACCCTCCATATCGGGAACACTCGCCTGTTAGCATATCGTCTTACAGGAATAAGCTCTTCAGCGAGTGTCTTGTTGGCTTCTGCCATAATATCTTCCTGCGGATTCTGATTCAGTATCATGCCCGTCAGTTTGACTATAAGGTCTAAGAATATATCGGGAAGCTCCAATACATCGTTTGTCTTGACCGCCTTGACGGAATATCGGTATAGAAGGGCTACGTCCTCAAGCACATAGAGCTTCCCATTCAGAACTTTGAACTCGTGGTGACATGGTTTCTTCTGTGCAGGGCAGGGGTGGAGAGGGTATCTGAATCTGATGGTGACGATGGAAACAATAGATAGCAGATCTTCCGGCATATCGAATCCATCACTGTATTCGATATGCGGTTTCTTCTCCTCCGCCGTCTCATTCTCCTCGTCAATCTTTGCGTTGATTTCATCAAGGCGGTACTCTACCTCCTTTTCAAGGAAATCACTATTCTTTAGTGCAAAGGTTCTGTTTATATAGCGCACAGCTTCATTGAGAGACTGGATAATGTCGTAATCGGAGAACCTGACCTCATTATTGTCTTTCTGCTTGAAGCGCACGGACTGAATAATGTCTTTGACGTTTATCATACTGTCTCCAAAAGCTGATTCAGCGCATCGGGCTTCCTTTGGCTTGCTGAATCCTTTGTAATAAGAGGCACGGCGTACCCATGCCACATGCATTTCTTATGGTTTACGGCAAGTGCCTGATGAACCTTGAAGAATTTCAGCATGTAGGTGGTATACCCTGCCATGTCTCCTTCTCTCTTCCTTGCCATAGCTTCTTTAAGCCACGGGTCGAATTGATACATCTCTTCTGGAATGACACCTAGCATGTAGCCGTTCTTGCCATTCCCCATGCCCATCTCATCATATTCCTTGGCTTGGGCGATAGCCCCTGACAGATCTACCGTATTTCTAAGGTAGCAAGTCCCATCATCTTCCAGCCGTATTTCCTGCTTGGTAATCATTTCAGTACCCCATAAATAAAAAAGAAGGGAATAACGCTAAGTCATTCCCTTCACTTTAACTAAAACATATTGCTTTTATCTCTTGATGCCGATGATAGACGCCGACGCTTTCGGTTGAGATGCCTGGAGTGTCAGTTTGGTTTCCAGTACGAATTTATCATAGGTGCCGGTCTTGTCCAATCCGCCGACTTCATGCGGCTTTTCAAAATAACGGAGTTCCCAGTAGTCGAAATCGTAAATATCGATACGATCGGAGTTGTACATGCGGTGAGAGTGTGCAGTGACTACGCCGCCGTCTGTTTCGTAAGTATCTGCGACTTCCGAACCGTAACGGGTTTTCGGCTGACGCTGCGTGGTTGCCATCGCCGAAACGAGTTTGGAGAAGCGGCGTTTATTTTCCATAGACATGTAGGCATCGGTTGGTTTTCCGCCGCGGTTTGCCGCCATTGCCATTACATCGTCAATGTCATCGAGGGTGTACTGTGTAGCTCCACCGAGAGACTTGACGTTGGATTTAACAATCTTGACTTCGGCGCCTGCGTCGGTCGGCTTTACCTGCGTAGTCGCAGAGGTATCGCCACGTACAGCATCCTGAATCTTGTCGTAAATGGTAAACGCGGTTTTCGGGTTGGTAGTATCAAGTCTTACGTAGTAAACGGCACCCGCTTTCATGCCGGCAGGCATTTTCTTACCGATGAAGTAAACAAAATCGCCGGTCTTGAGGTTATGTTCTTTGGTGGTGGTGAATACGCCTGTTTCTGCGGTTGCGGTTACATCAAGGGTATCGAGATCCATGAAGTACGGAACACCGCCCATGAGAGGGGCTACGGTTTCGCTTCCCATGCGAGCCTTGTCATTGGTGATAAGTGCGTATTCAATATCAAGTGCCTGCTTGGTAAACGCATCGGTCTTGGCTTCGCTCATGGCATCGCCCTGCGGTACATTGTAAATTTTCTTGACCTTACGCTGTACGTCAGAGATGAGACCGGTGTTCTGGAAGAACTGAACGTAGTTTTTCAGCCCTTCAATAGAACCTACTTTGTGATACTTGTATTCTTCGTATTCGAGGTGGGCGTTTTCACTCGGCGGTTCAAGGCGTTTTGTCATCCACATGGTATCAGTGGCGGTGACTTCCTTGCCCTCTGGAAGTCGGGAAAGAATCTGTGTCGAGGTCGGGTCGATATTATAGAGTATCGGGGAATAATCTTCCGCTTGACCTACAGATTCATAGGTTACGCTCTGGGAACTAGATGGTCCCAGCTTTCTTGTTACGTCCTGTGGCATTATTTTCCTCCTTGGTGGTAATTACAGGAACTGAATATATATAAACACAAAAGTGTGTTTATCGCTTCATGGAGCTAAGCCATGCTTCTACGATCTTAGATTTATCTCTCACTGGTGCGGTTCTAAGCTGTTCTGCGTAGTCGATTGGCTTGACAACGTCCTGCCCTGTCCCTTTTCTCTCCACGGATGGGGAGCGTGGGGATGGTGTAGTAGATGTGCCGTTCTTCTTTGCGTAAAACTCTTTTCTGCAATCTTCATAGTAGTTTTTCACTACTTCGGCAGACTGCGGGTCGAGCTTCCCTTGCATGGCTTTCTGAATAGCAGGAGCGATGGCAGCCGCTTTCTCGTATGGCATTGTCTTGTAATGCTCCTGCATAAAGAACCCGATTTCATCGAAATTCGGTTCTGCCGCTCTCTGCTCGTTAATCCAATCCGCTACGCCCTTCTTGAACTCGTTCTCCTGTTGCGCCTTCATCTGCTCAATGCGAACCTGTTCGCTATATCCGCTGATGATTTGATACCGTGCTACATCAAGGGCGGCTTTGTACCTAGATACTTTGGTTTGAATTTCATCGTTGTCGGAAAATTCGCCCATGGACAGCTCATCCTCGGTGATACCAACATCTTTCATGGCTTTGTCATGTGCTGCCTTGTTGACCGCGTCAAGGAACTCGTTCCGAAGCTCTGCCTCGCTCTTTTGCGGCGGTGGCTTTGGAGCGTTCTGCTGTTTCATGGCGAGGTACTGCGGCTGATATTCAGGCGGTATCTTGCTTTCGTCCACCTGTCCCATCTGAATAGCAAGGGAAAGCTCGGCAGGCGAATAGAACTGCGGCTGTTGGATCTGCGGCTGTTGAATCTGCGGTTCTTGAACCTGTGGCTGTTGAGCTTGTTCTGCCTGTTCTTCTACTGGTTCGGCTTTCTCCGGCTCTTTTGTCTCCACTCCGCTAGGGATGGTCTCTACAACCTTCCTGCCTGTTCTTTCGTCAATGCGAAGCCCCATTCGAGGGCTTTCTTCAGCAGGCGTTTCGTGGGTTTCTACCGGCGTAGATTCTGCCGAAGTAGATTCTACTGGCGTTTCGTTCTCTGGCATTAGTTATCCTCCAATTTAGCCTCCGCAATCTTTCCTGTGTTTATGATTGCAATCATAGTATCTGTAAATCTCTTCGCCGCACGCAAGTCTGCACGTATGGCGTTCGGGTCTTTCGCCGTGTGAAGAAGCGCGTATAATGCGGCGTGTTCCTCTGATTTTTGAAACTCCTTCAAAAAAGAGGAAAGTGTCTCCGCACTTTTCCCCTTCTTTATCATCTCTTGCAAACGTCTTTCTCGTTCGCGACTCGTCATCTTATCCATTCGGTCTCCTAAGTGCCATTCCTCTAGGACTTGCAGGAAGGTTCATTTTCTTCAATATCTCGGCGATCGCATCAGGCGGCAGATCGTTCAGCCCTGCGGATACCTTCGGGATACCGCTCTTTCTTATGTCGGCGGCAGCTTTCGCATCTACCAATGCTTTCTTCACCGCAATCTCCGCCTGTTGCTGTGCCTGCATCATTGCAAGCTGCGACTGCTGTCTCTGTGCCTGTGCCTGCTTGAATTGTTCGCTTGCCGGGTCTATCAGCGTCTTTTCGGCGTTAGTCAGTCCCATTTCTTCAAGAAGCGTCTTGCCTGCTACATACCAACTGTTTTCATCAACAATTCCCTGCTGTGCAAATACTGGATATATCTGATTGATGAGTACCATCAGGTAGTTGATACGCGCTTCTTTCGTCCCTGCTCCCTGCGCCACGTTAAGCACAAGGTCGTAGTCCACGTTTACGTCTGCGCTGGAGATAGATATGTTCTTGTCTCCTACTCTAATCATCTGCTCGGAATCGCCGAACTGCTGATTGAGCTGAATCAAGAAGCGGAATATAGGCTTGAAGAAGTTTTCGGCAGACAGGCGTGCCATATTCTTCTGCCGCTTCTCTGCCTGTCCCATGATGCTCGTGATGCCTGTTGCAGTCTTGTTCAAGGATTCAGAATCAAGCCCCTGATTGTACCGTGTTGAACCCGTCTGTGATTCAATCTCATTCTGTGCATAGCCTACAAGGCTCATTGTTGCCGAACTCATCGGCGGCGTAGAAATCGGATAGATGAGGTTTCCCGGCATCCCGTTGGTTGGAACTAAATCTTCATTGTCAAGAAGAGCTTCTACGTCTACGTTCGCTTGGTCAAATGCCATTTGAGGGCTGTTGCACCTTGCGATGTTGATTATCATCTGACGGATGACCGCCGTCTTTAAGTCCTGTTGCTGTTCTACAACATCGGCAAACCCTGATTTCTCGTTAAAGATGACCTGAGGGTCTCTTTCGGAGCAGTTTACGAAGAACGGCACTCTTTTGAAGTTATTCGTCTGTATTTTGAGCGGCACTTCACTGTCGCCCACAGTGTGAACGATGAGTTTTTCGTAAATCCCGTCATCATTGTAGTCTACGTCTACATAGCACTCGTAAAGCTCTACGTCCTTGGATGCATTATCCGCATCTGTAAGCTGATAGCTCTTTGTAGAAAGTCCCCTGTTATGCGTGGTGTCGTACTGTGTGTATTTAGTGTCCCCTGCGTTCTTTAACGCTTCATCCACGTTTTCATACACGCCGTCACGCTCTCTGCGTTTCAGGTAGTCCCCTTTTACAATCTTTCTGTGTGCTACAAACTTGCACTCGTTTATAGACGATGCATCAGGCGTGAATCGGAACTCTGACGGCGGCACCCTTTCGATTACAGGGTAGTTGTCGGTCACACGAATCTCGTTGTATTCGACATTGTAATACCCGCCGTCCACCTTCTTGATTTTTGTTACTTCTATGTCACCTGCGGCGGCGGCATTGGAAAGCTGATTCATGATTTCATAGTCCATCGGGCTAATCATGATTTGCATCGGCACATGTTCTTCTTCGTGCTTCCACCAAACCTTGGCAACACCGTAGTTAAGTTTTAGTGAATCCGCCCAAACATCATTGCAGAAGGTGGTATAGTCGTTCTTTGTGTCGAGCTGATACTGAATCAGCATCTCTGTTTTCTTTGCAGCATCGGTCTTATCTATGTTGCGAGCCTGTACGCATACTGGTTTGTCTGAACCTGTAAAAACCTCCATGACCTGCGGAATGATCCAGTCAATGGAGGTTTTAACGTCCCTTGATACCCAGTCAGACATTTCAGAAAGCCGTGCGAATTTCTTTCTATAGTGACCTTTGGTGGCGTTGTAGATTTCTTCTCTTTCAAGAATTTTCGGTTCAATCGAGGACTTGTAGTAGTCGTTGGCGGCTTGCTTGCCATCAGTTACCGCCCTCATGATTTTGTCGATTTCTTTCTTCTTTAGCGTCTTTATACTGACTTCATCGCCCTTTGGGGCAAGAGCCATGACTGCATTAGCTTCCATTACATCTTCCCCCATTTACGGATACGACCTTTCTTGCGTGCATCCTGCCATGCTTTTTGCCATGGGTTTTTCGTCTGTGCATATATCCTTGCACAGACATAAGCAAGGCAGTCAATGATATGCGAGTATTCATTCTTGTCAGGTTCATCAAGAAGTCTCTCTCCTACTTTCTTTCTATGATAGCCCCCGGTCAAGGCTCTTATGATCCACGTACATGATGGGTCTATCAAAAGCATTGGCTTCCCATCGCTCGTCATATTGGTCAAGAACCACCGCACGGCTTCTGCACGTTCTGTCTGCGACAATGCACCCGGCTGAACATACCATCCAAAATCATCTCTAAGTATCTGATTGGCAGTCTTTTCATCCGCCTGTGAACGCTGATTACCTGCCGGATCACCTACGCAATTCAGCGAGAATCCATAGTAGTATGCCGCTAAATCAGCTTTCAGGGCTTTGGCGTGGTTTCTCATGCCAACATCCCATGACTGGCACTCTCTAAGAACAAGAATCTGCCCCTTTGCGGTTGTCTGACAGATGATGGTAGCAGGAGTAAGCCCATAGTCGAAGCCTAGCTCCAAAGGTCTCCGCTTGTCGGGTCTCAATGGGCTTCCTGCTACATGGTAGTCGTATCTGAACTCTGGATAGTAGGGCTTTTCGAGCGATACGTCCCAGTTGATTTCGTATTCTCGCTCCCACCCTGCGGCAGTAGAGCCTTCTTTCTGCTCTTTTATCCACTCGGGGTCTCGCTTGTCCGGGTCGGCGGTGTAGTGAACCCTCGCAATGTAAGCCCCGTTTCTCCTGTATTCTGTGAGCCCTTTAATCTCTTCGTGTTTCTCTATCGCCTGTTCATCTTCAATCCCGTTAATGTTTTCGTTGACTATCTTCGAGAAGAAGCCGGGGTTTGCTGAACTGTCGATGAGGATACGCCCGCCGCCTTGAATGACTGGTCTAAGAGCCATCCATGTTTCCTCGGCGTTGTCCCAGAAAGCCATTTCTGTGCAGTATACACGTGATGCAGTGTACTGTCGGAGCTGGTCAGCACCTTCTGCCACCGCAAAGATGGTCGTGCCATTGCTGAACCGAAGGAAGCTGTAGCCCTTCTCGGAGCTTATCTTCTTCTCCAACTTTGGGAAGTGGTGGCGGTTATGCGGCAGGTTGTTATACATAAACATGAGTCGACTTTCGCCCATTAAATAGGCTGAATCGTCGAATTTCTTCGACTGTATGAATATGGTTTGGTTTTCCCTGTACATCGCTTCCCATAAGCATATAGCAAGGCAGCACCAAGTCATCATCATACGTCTTGATTTTGGTATGCAAAGAATTTTCTCGTTCTCTGCCAGATAGCAGATGCGTTTCAAGTATTCTTTATCAGGAAAGTTCTTTACCTTCCCTTCGTCAGCTTCATCCATCGTGAGACAAGCTCCACGGATGAACGCCCAAGGGTCATTCTTCCATGCCTTCGTCTCCATCAATGTGAGAAGCTCTTCTTTTTCCGCCCTGCTTAGCATATGTTCACCTTATAGCTGAATAAACCAATAGGAAAAACACCGTCAACCCATACACAAGAAATGCATCGGTCATTTTCTTGCTTTCTTGTCACTTGCAATCACAAGTGCTGTGTACAGGTGTTTTGCGTCTTTTACGTTGCCGCTAAATTCGTCATGGTCGGCTTCTATTTCTACTTGAGGCTTAATCTCTACCGTATAGCCCTGCGATTCGTATTCGCTGACTGCATCATACAGTTGGCTACAGTAATCGTCATGTTCGTATGTTTCGATGAATTTAATTCCTTGCGTCATATCTGCACCTCTTTAGCTACTCATTTTCTTCCACAAGTCTGCATATTGTTTTTCTTGCGATTCATGTAGTGCTTGTGCATAAGCATCAGCTGAATCGGCATCCTTGAATTTTCCCAGATATTGTCCAGTCTTGCGATAGTAGTTGATAATGTCGGGAGCCCACCATAAAGCCCTCCCGTCTTGCGTGATTGTTGGCAATAAGTATTCGTAGCCATCAGGCATGGTAAATGAAGCAGATCGTACTGTTGCGTACTCTCCGTTAGGCATCTTCACTACAGGTCTACTGTCTAGGTCTATGTTTCCTGGCGAAACCATCCCATTCCAATCGCCATCTATTACATACCTCGGCATAGCCGCACCTCTTTTTTTTATTTTTTTATTTTTTTCGGGAAATTGCATTTTGAGAAATCTGATGAACCATGCGGCTCTATGGGCTCGGAGTAGGGACTCCTTTTGATTCTTTAGAGTTCCAGATGAGGAACGCCTTTTGTATCTTGTGAGTTCCAGATTGGGGTATACATTTAATAGATTCCTTTATATGGGACCCCACTCGCCCCCCTCCCCCTGCCATAGCCATGGGACTCCTACCACCCCTACAGACACCCCATGCCCCACGCACGCCCACGCCCATAGCCTAGCCGCCACGCCATGTCTAGCCTAGCCACCTAGCCAGTCCTTGACCGACGCCACGCCAGCCCCGCACCAATGCCCATGCATCTACTAGCCTATCACCCGCCGGAAATGACGCCATACTGAATGACTATGCATAAACTGGGATAGATCGCCGTGCTTGTATGATATTTTTATGCACTAACCTGCATAAACCTATCATCTTAGCTACTCCGGCGGAATACCTCGGACTTGCTCATCAACTCTGCGATGCGCTTGTCTATATCCTCGTCCGATACCTGCTTAACGTTAGTATTTACCGTACTTACCTCACTCTTATCAGCATATCCGTGATTGTTTTTAAGGTCAAAGATGATGCCCGCTACGTTGCCCTTACCGCTAATCATACGCCTCTCCAGGTCTGATTCTATTGCAAGATTCGCGCGTTTTAGTAAATCGGCAATAGAGATAGAGTGCAGTTCTCCGTCAATCTCGCTACGTTCCAACACTGTGTCTTGCTTACTCACTTCATGCATGTACTTATTCATCGTGTCTTTACTTATATTGAGATACAAGCAAAGCCCGCTTCTAGTCATGACTTCATCTGCTTCCTGCCTATCTGCTATCCATGCATCTATCTTCTGCTTCAGCTCTTGAACGTTATTTAACTTCCTCCGACCGCCAGCATGATTCAAGTCATGTTTATCTACCTTCGCTCCGTCATCCATGATTACTAATCTAGTCAATGCTAGCCGTATCTTCGGACGCTTTCTCCGCCAGACGCTGAGTAGTGACTTAGTTATCCCCATCTGCTCCGCTATCTTACTATCTGATAGCCCGTCTTTAACCCACCGCCGAATCTGCTCTAGCTTCTCTTCGGCTTCCCAGTCTAGGTATTTCGCTCGCGGCATCCTTCTCTCACCTCTTATTCCGTCTCTTCCGTTCCGCTCTCCGCTTCTGTTCCCGTTCTACGAAGCTCTGGAAGCTCCATCGGCTTTACAAGCTCTTGCATCCAGTCCGCTCCGATCATCCACCACGGCATACAAGTTCTTGCGTTCTTGCTTGCCCTGCCTCCGCCTGCTTCTGCTCGCTCCGCCTTGGACCGGCTGCACGTAAAAAGCGGCTAGCGAAGCATCATCAGACACTTCGCCGGCCGCCTTACTTATATAACTCATAGTATGCTTCTCTGCATACTACTTTACATTATTATTATACCACGTTTTCCCTCGATAAATTCGCATAATTTCACAAACTTTACCGATTTTATCGAACAAAATAGCCCCTGACCGTTAGATCGGGGGCTATCCTATATATGTATTACTTAATCTCTACTTTCTCTCCGCATTTCTCTGCGTAGACGCGATATCCGAGCGCGTTCAGAAGATTGACTAGCTCCAGCGCGCGAAGCGTCCCCGCCCGAAGTCGTCTATTAAAATTTTGCTGATTTACGTTTATCATCTCAGCACACTTTGTTTCGCTCGTCTTACTCTCTAGCAGTCTGCACTTTATAAACAGATACAATGCTTTGTCGTCCATATCTCACACCCCCTTTCTTCCGATATTATCGGCATTTTCTCTATACTATCACAACGTTTTCATGTTGTCAAAAGTATAAAGTTTTCATAAACTTCGTATTTTACTCAATTTTATTGTTGACAACACCATTTGACTGTTGTATCATGTAATCAACATCAAACAAGCGTTGAGCACAACGCAATGTCCCGGGATGCCGGGGGAAAGAAGGTAAGCTATGAAACACTATTACGCAGAGAAGAACATGTACGGGATCCTCGTATCGTATTCGTCTTTCGGAGGGCGCGGAAGAAACGGCTACACGTTCCACCGCTTCGACACTAAAGAAGCTCGCGACGAATGGGTACTGGATAACCAGTACGACGTTGACGGAAACATCGTTGCCGGAGAATGCAGCCGCCGCACAGTTGAGTACAATCTCGGTAAAAACTTCAAAGTTACGGCAAGCGGTCGCTGCTTCGACCCACGCTTCATTTGCCGCTGGTAAAGGCTTCTAGGGGACTGAGCCGCAATCAGTCCCACCCCATTTATATTTGTTATTCCTGCGAAAGCAGGGGAAAGAGAGGGAATTATGGCAATCACAAAGGGAATTTGCTACCGCCATCTTGACGGGTTGACAGATGAAGAATTTGACGCACTGGAAAAGGAAATTTCCGGCGTCATTGATACGCTTGATGATGACGATTTCTCCGACATTTATCAAGAATATGCAATCTATAATCACTATCCGCGCGTTTATAGTAACTGCGATTATGTGATTAACGACATGCTCTCTTGGGCTAGCCCTTGGCAGATAGTAAAAAAAGCACACATGCACTATAGTCCTGAACATAAATATGTCAGGACTGACGAAAACGGAAATCTCTATTCGAGCGATGAGGTCAGGGATCTAGCGAACGCATCGTCTGAAGCTCTCGCTAGCTTTGTTATCGGGAACGCCTGCGATTATTTCATCAGCGAAATCGCAGAAGTCATGGATAAGTATGACGACATTGGAAGAGAACGCGAGGAATAAGGGAGGCAAAAATGAAGAACGAAACATTGCGTAAAGAATATTGGGACACACTTTACAAGCTCGACCCCGAAAGAAAGCATCGGGAGTACATGAAATTCATGTACAATCCCGAAAACGAAGGGAATTGTGATGAATGTCCCGAAAACAGAGACATGCAGGGGAATGGGCAGCTCCCCTGCGGGCAGTATCGTTGCTGGGTCATCTGTCATTGTTCCACGGAGGTGAACGAAAAATGAAACTTATGGAGGAAGATTTTCCAGTGAACCGCTTTGCGGAAAGTAAAAAAATCGCAAGCCTGTACGACCTGCTCGCGATTATCATCGGCGGTGACGCTGAAAAGTCCCTTGCGAAAGCAGGAAATGTAGTTCGCGAGTGTGTGGACGCTTACGGCGGCGAATACACCGCGCTTTCGTCCGCAGATTGGAGAGACTTTGTAGTAGCTGCCGGATTGACTAAAACGGCGGCGATCAAGGTGGCGGCGGCTATTGAGTTGGGTAAGCGGCTAGATTCCGCATATGACAAGCGCACTCGTGAAAACTTCGGAAACCCTGAAAATGTTTCCCGCTTCTTCATGGAACGGCTCCGGCATGAGACGCAGGAACACTTCTGCGTCGCCTACACGAATGTTAAAAACCGGCTGATTGGTTGGAAAGAAATCAGCGTCGGCGGGCTGAACGCCGCACCCGCTGACGTAAAAGAAGCGATGAAGTGGGCAATCAGATTTAAGGCTTACGGCTTGATTCTCGTGCACAATCATCCTTCCGGCTATCCTGAGCCGTCTAGGGAAGATATTGAGCTTACAAAGAATTTCGCGAAAGCCGCAAAATTTGTAGATTGCAAAGTCCTCGACCATGTAATCATAGGCGACGGCATCTACACAAGCCTTCGCGGCCGCGGAGTTATTTAAGGTTTCTGAGGAGCTGAACCCATCAGCTCCATCCCACTTCTGTTTATTTGTTATTCCCGTAAAAACGGGGGAAAGAGAGGATCTGTTATGAAATTGATTGAATTACTCCGGCTGGTTGACGAAAGTGAGTATAAGCACAATATAATGATCGGCACGCATTGTGGGAATGTGGACATGGGGAATAGCTCTGTGTACGGCGTTATCGGCGACTTTTGCAAAAGAAACGAAAACAAATTTTGCCCCGAAGAGGTGGAAAATGCGGAAGTCATCGGCATTGATACATACTTGTTGCGGAACTCATACGGGGAGGAAGACGACCCGAACGCGAATAACGAGTATGAGCTTACGTTTGAAGTCAAGCCGAATCTGGTATTCTGGCTTAATCCGAAAGATTTTGAATAAAGGTTCTAAAGGGGTATTCTTGGAAAGCCCCTTCCCATCTGATTTTACTTATATTAAAATGGGAGGAGATGATTTCATGGGCTGGTCACAGAAAATACAGAAGATAAGCAGGATTTCCCATTCTAGCCAATTTATGACATGGGAAACGGGTATAATATTAGTAGTTGGTTTTGTCCGTCAGACGACGGAGAAGGAGGAAAGCTATGAGACACTATTACGCAGTATACAACCGTCATGGGATTATTTATGATGCATCCTATAATTCGTTCGCCGATTGGTTCGCCAATTCGTTCGGCGTATCAACGCGAGACTATACGTTTCGCCGCTTCGATACCAGAGCGGAGCGGGACAAATGGTTAGATAATCAGTACGACCGTTACGGAAGAGCCCTTGCGGTCAAATGCACGCGAGCACTCGTAGAAAAAAAGCTCGGGCGGGACTTCATAGTAACTTCGGACGGTCGCTGCTTCGCCCCGTGCTGGTAAGGCTTCTCGGGGACTGAGCCTCAATTTATAAATTTGAAGCGGCTCTCGAGCGCGAAGTAAAGAAAGAAAACTAAAATAAAAGCGGTTATCATTACAAAACGATAACCGCTTTTATATTGCTCTAAATCCGGATTAGCCCACGCGCCGCGCACTCAATAGCGAATAGTGTCATGAGTTTATCGCGGCGTCTGTAGTACGTCATTTTATCCATGTGCAGGGCGTCTACGGACGCTTGCCACGTGTGATGTTCCCAGAACGATACCTCGATAATGCGCCGATCGTGATGATCTAGCATGTTCATCACTTTGTCGATCGCGGCTATCCATGCTTCTGGCTCCTGAACCTCGCCGCCTGATATTGTTACCATTCGTAGCGGCGTGAGGTTTTTTAATGCTTCTGTCTGCGTGGGATCGGATACAAATCCCTGCGAGCGTCTTTCCGGTGCGCCACTTCTCCTTTTCATCTCTAATCTCGTCTCATAAACTGCCTTTCTGATGTTGTGATAGTTGGCAATGTGCCATCTCACCGACCTTAGAGCCCCTTCTCCGAGGTCATACACCTGTGGATCCCACGCCTCCATGCCTTTCCCCACTAGCCGCGTCATCGTCCGTTTTCAAAAACTTGGCGAAAACGCCTTGCGCGATGCGATCACCGCGCTTGATAAAAAATGGTTCATCTCCGGTGTTGCGATAGCAGACTAGAATTTCATCTTTGTAATCTGCGTCAATCACGCCTACGGAATTAACAAGCTCCAGTCCGAATTTTATGCTATAACTGGAGCGTGGGAAGATGAGTAAAACGTCATCTTCATCCATCTCTACCGCTATATTAGTCGGTATAACACGCTTCTCGCCCGGTTTGATTTCTACCGGCATGGCGGCACAAAAATCGTACCCTGCGCTATGCTTCGTCGCGCGACGTGGAAGCTCCGTCTCGACACACTGATAAAATCGTCTAAACTTTCTCATGATTATCCTCCTCCGCATCCGGGACTATCGCAACGAAAGCCCCGGTCTTTTTCAAAATGTCACGCAACACATAGTAAGATAGCCCGGAAAAGCAGGCGGTCGCAAATGCACACGCGGCAACGAACCCGATCGCAATATCATCCGCCATCATCTGCCACCTTTAATGTACATGTAGTACAATCCCAAAACTAAAATAACAATAAGCGTAGACACATACTCGATGCAATTATACAGACTTGTTTCCATCGTTTTTCTCCTTGAGTTCAACTACAGTAACGGCGTCAGGCGTATCGAAAATGTCATCAATGCAGCGAGTATAATCTAAGTCGCCGTAGATTGCACTGACTTCTCTGCCAAGCAGGGCATCCGGCAGATCCTGAACGTCTCTGTCATCCCACCGTCTCGAATAAAGCAGCATGCCGCGCACATTTTCGACATCCTTCGCGTCGTATATCTCGATTCCTTCATAGTTTTGTGCCGTGAGAATTTCAATTAAGTCTCTAAGTTTCATCCTTGTTTCTCCTTTCAAGCCCCGATTTAACCGACTTCCGCAGTCTAAACCACTGCTCCTTGTCTTGCTCCATCCCCCAAAGATCGAAGTCCATCCCGGCAAAATCATCGGAGCGTCTCTCATTTTCGCTTTCTATGCGCTGGAAGTCCATTTCTAACACTCTAAGCGTCTGCGTGGTCAGGGACGGCACCAGTGGAAGAATAAAAGCAACTGTATCTCTTACGGAATATGTCATTCGCCCCAATGCGTATCTTTCTGCACTGATGATAATCTGCTCCATCAGATCGTCAAGCGGCAGCATTTTTACTTTACTCATGTTTGTACTCCTTGCATTTGTAACTAAAGTCAGAAACCGCATAACAGTAATACGGATGCCGTTTCATATAGTCTTTCAATGCCATAAAATGCTTGCTTTTCTTGCATCTCCGGCAAGATTCATTTGTGCAGTCTGATTTGCAGAAGCACATATTTTATAAACAAGGCTATCCATTGCGTTCTGGCAGTCCGCTAGCGCCTGAATGAGGTTGTCCCATGCATCCTGCGGCGTCGTGTCAGTCTCACAATGCCATGGGAGTGTTGCTCGTTCCCACGTTGAGATAGCATGGATGAGTTCAGCGGCTTCTTCTTTAGCGATGTCGCAATTCGCTGCTATTCCATAACACATCACTATGTCCTTATTCATCTGTTTTCTCCTTTATAAATGTTGTTGGTTTGGTACGAATATGCCGTTAGTGCTTCAAAGTCAAGTCTAGCTTTCATGAGGGATCCACTCGCTCTAATAGAGTTGTGCATGTCATAAACCTGAAGATTTGTAATTCTCATTCTTCGTCTTCCTCCTCATCAGCATAAAACAGTGCTTTAAGACACTTGTAGCCCATTTTGATCTTCACAAGATCTTCTGTGATATCAATATTTAGATACTTTGTCGGCATATGAAAAGCTACAAGCGTATGATACAGATCTCCGATAGTATCAAACAGATCATCAAAAGAGTTTCGCTTATACATTACCATGATATTTCCATTGTTATTAAGGTCAGGCTGTACTACCTTGCACACACGCCTAAAGTCATCAATGATGTTTGTTCCATCAGTTCTCATTTGTTTTTCTCCGTCTCTAAGAAATCAATAATATCTTCTATAGCACCCGCATAGTACCTAAAAGATCTCATCAATCTAAACCTGTTATGAGCAGGACTCCATGCAAGCATTTCACTGTCAGGTGTACTTCCTGCTACCTTTAAGCACTTCTGTAGAAGATGTTTCATATTCTCCTTATCATCCCCTTTAAGTGCCAAAGAGTAGACAGCAGTTGCAGCATCACACCATACAGAAGAATGAATATGAAAAGCATGAAGTCGACTCAAAATCAAATAGTCAATATCATCATACTCTTCTGGAAAGATGTATATTGTATCGACACCATTCACATTTTTAATGAACATCTCTTTTCTCCTTCTTCTCAAAATATGGGTCTGGAAGATAAAAGCTAGGATAAGGGTCCTGTAAGATCTCGCCCTGTGTCCAGATGAGTGCAATAACCAGATAAAAGTACCCAAAGCAAAATGCAGTAGACGCAATCCAGAACAAGACTTCAGCCAACTCATTCGTAAAATAATAACACAGATACATAAAGACACCAGTTAAGATAGCTGAGATAATAGCTATCATAATGCACTGCTTCTTAGTCATACTCACACTCCAAAATAATATTCAAATACGCCGTAGAAACCTCTTCGTCATCCCCTTCATTTACAGCAGGATACATACAAGTGACAGGCATATCTTGAATGCCTAAATATACTTCAATAGGCAAATTACGAAGTTCTCCATTAAAAATCATACCCTTATTGCCACCAGCAGTATAAATATACACCTCTTCATGCATATCCAAAAGTGGAATAATATTGCTAAATTTAGTCATTTTCTTCTTACTCCTCTGGACTTACCTCAATCAGCAGCTTGCTCTTTACATGCAGTTCTGCGAAGTCATCACCGTACATCTCGACATCAGAAGGCATATATGCAGTAGCCCCTGGATGAAGTGCGATGACATTCAGGTTCTCAACCTGTTCCGGAAGCAATCTTGATCTATGCCCATAGCCAAAAATAACATCCTTTTTGTTACCAAAGACCATAATAGAATAGTTGTCTGGATCAGAGTCCATAAGACCAATCAGGTAGTTATCTGGAATGACCTTTAAGAGTTCTTTAAGTTTCATAATGTTCTCCTTCTTTCTACAAAACAACGACCTTTTTATCATCAGATTCCCACTCTACTTCTGGGTCAAGGTCATATTCTATGCCATAGTAGAGTCCACCACCATCTCTATACTGCGCACCAATATCACAGTCTAAGCAATCGTGCTCCTTTGCCCACTCATAGAGTTCTTTGACGGTCATTTGTGTTTCTCCTCCTCTAAATCTTTAAGCTGATTAGCATACCATGCGATTTTGCCCGCTGTTTCTGCTTTGTCACCCTTCCTACCATATCTGTAGGCGTATTTAATGATGTTGCCCCAGAAGAAGCCTTCAAGCTGCTCCCTAGTCATCAGGTGTGCAATGATTTCAATCGCTTCGGGTATTCCTTCAACCCGATAATGTGCAGGATTAACTGCATCCGAGTCACCATCCTTAAATTCCCTCATCTGTTTTCTCCTTTCAATCTGCTCCAGTGCATATTTTCTAGCTTCCTCCATCCATTTGGTAAATTTAACACTTTCCTCTATCTGTTCTTTTGTCGGCCCTTCCATTTTTCTCTCCCTATCACTCTATTTCTATCGCGAGTATCCGGCTAACCTTAAACGGAATATAGTCATCGTCAAACGAGTACGCACCATCGCATTGTATGTGTGAGCATGGGCGGATCGTGACTATATCCATATTCCATACCTGCTCTTTAATCAGCCTATTTTTGTAAGCGAAACTCGCAACAGCCTCGCTCTTCGGCCACTCGTCTCCGATTTCCCCGTCATCTGGGCGAGATAAACTGATTTCACATTCGTCGGGGATAATTTTGAGTAAATCAATCAGCTTCATTTCTGTTCCTCCTCTTCTTTTTATGAATTCTTTTAACTACAGTCAGGTGTGTCTCAGCCGTTTTATTATAGACTGCTAAGTAGCCATCTTCTGTGAATGAGCTGACATTTTCAACAAGGCTAGCGTTGCTCTTGTCCCATGTCACGATGATTGGATAGACACGATGATATTCACGGATCTTTGTCACCGTACCATAGCCGTGAAATGGAGCATAGACCCTATCCCATAACTTGAATTTAAGTGAAGCCATCTACGGTTCACTCCTTAAATATCTCATTTCTTCCCTCCTGCGAAATCGATCTCAATAACCAAATACGGCTCTTTCTTCTCTTCGTCGTATGACGGCATCACATCTACTACTTTGTAATCATGCCATTCACGAAAGCGGCAGAACGGCAAATCAAACAGCTCCCCTGTGTACTGAATCGCCCCACCATCTTCTACTACCGCAACTTGTATAACCGGGTTTCTCATAGTGCTTATAAGCTGGCTAAAATACATCATGCTATTGCTCCTTTCTCAATCACCTCTTTGCGCGGCTTTCTAGCTTCGAAGCGCGTAACTTCATTAAAACCCTTTTGTCCGTGTGCAACGGCTTCATGTAGCGCACGAAATACCCAGATTCTCTAAGCATATGCCTCACGTGATTCATTGTTGGGTATCTTTCAGATTTAAACACATTAACCATTCCTTACAAATATAAATCTATGTGATGATCGTGATACATTTCTCCTCTGTAAAACCAATCTTTATCTACTATCTGATACCCGAAAACTTCCTTCTGCATGAGCTCTTTCACTTTTCGGATTCTGGCATGGTGTCTAGCCTCCGCTATGAACGGATCGTAATTTGCAGCGATGTATACAGTTTCTGCCTCTCCGAAAAGGTTTAACGCTTCTTCAACGGTATTTGCGCGCATCCCTCGGTATGTAATCATTTCTACCTCGCTAAGGTAATAACCGCTTCCAAATCCTCGCTAAGGTCCATATGGTCTGCGCATGCATTCTTGAGTTTTTCGGGGATTCCTGCGCTTCTGTCTCCGTAATACAGTATTAAACCATCCTTGTTCTGAATGACGATCCTGTCAAAGTCTGCTTCGACTTTTTCAAAAAATTCTTCTACTGTCATAAGCGTGTTATCGCGTTCGACAAGCATCATCCCGTGGAGAAATTTATCTTCAATTTCTCCCATCATTTTGTCTCCTCTTTCGATCCCTTTCTCGACGGAATACTGAAGAAGGCGACCTGCAATGATGTTGGCTATGATCGGCATGTCGTTTTCGTCGACAATTTGCGCGAGCTGCATCCCCTTTACTTTGATTTCATTGATGATGCGCATGATCTTTTTGCCATCTTCCTTTTTGTATTTCCCGTGAATTTTCAATTCTTCCATTTTCTTCTCCCAGTCAAATAAATGTGTTCTCAGTGTCAACCGTTATAACAAGGCCAAACTGGTTTCCAGTCCCAATCTCGCGTACAGCCATACGTAATACATTATCATCCACATTATCATGTGAATTATCGCAACTATCGTAACTATCGTATAAATATTTATCTGTCGCAATATCATACACGCATACGACATCCTCTTCACTGCAAACTTTCAGTAAGTCCCCAACTGTCATTTTCTAACCCCCTTTCCGCGGTTATCTCTCCTTACTACATAAAATTCTTCACGTCACTTTTTTCTATCTCAATCGTGATGTATGGGACTTTCTTCCCATCGACAAGCAGCTTGCTTTGGAACCTTTCTGCTTTTAGGTGTAGGTACTTCGGACTATCATCTTTGATAATGCCTGCGGTCACCAGCCCATCTAAAAGATACTTGCAGCCGCTTATGACATTATCGTCATCGCGGCGCATGGTATCCTCGTAAAACGTTACGGTACATGTCACATGTTCTGTAAACCTCTCGCATGTCTGCGTGCGGAACGTCTCGGCAAGCTCCCTAGTATACGTCTTTTTCATTGACGCTCCTGCAAACCTGTTCGTCCGGTTCAACTGAATAAGGTCATTCGTGGACGGGAGCCTGCCTCGATATGTCAGCTTAATCATCCGTGGTGACATACGCCACGCCGCCGTATTCACACGCATGCATCACGTCATCCTGTTCGTTGTCTGTCAACTTCGCTTTAACTATCTCGCCGTTGACCGTAAGTTTACCGCCAGCCGTGTCCACCACAGAGGGATTGATGTACGCCTTTACTCCATTAACAATGATTGTCATTTCTTTTGCTCCTCCATTTTCGTGCTAATTCGATTTTTTTCTCTGTCATGCTGACGCCATTGATCTGCATCGGAACGATAATCCCTACGGGGACTTCCATGATCCAGATTTCCGCTTTTGTTTTCCCGTCCTTGATTTTCAAGTCGAAGTCCTCGATGTAGTTTATGCTCTTGCCGCGCTCGACTTTGATTTTTACGACTTCGTTCGTTTTCGTGCGACTGCGTTTCTTTATGTCGTTCTGCCATTCAGCCACATCGACACAATCTTCAAATGCTCTAATCGCATCTTCCAACGTATCGAAAAAACCCATCTCGTCTCTACAGAGAAGTTCGTCCTTTCGATACGTCGCTTTCATTAGAATGTATGCGAATTTCAAATCCATTTCTCTCGCTGCACTTTCTGTTTCTTTAAACTTTTTTGATTTTCCTACGCAAGACGTTGAACAAAACTTAGCACGCTTTTTATGTGTACTGAAGTCTTTTCTGCACCACTCACACGTCTTTTCAATACCTCTGACAGCGTTACTTGCCGCATTGTAGTCATAATGTTTGCGCGGAAGAAGGCAATGATGCCTTTCGCCTTCCACCACCGCCTGTCCGCATTTCTCGCACTTGTCGATTGCGGTATCATCCACAACGGTTCTCCCTGTTTGACCAAGTTCTTCCATGTGTCTGTTAAACTCGCTGTACTGCATATGTGACAGGTACGCCGCTTGCAACAAATTCAACCTTCCTAAGTTTGCGGCGCATCCGCAAAACCTCATTGCCCTATTCATCACGTCACGCTTTCTTGAAACTCGGGGATACTTTCGCTGTCACTTTCTGATGTGCAGGAACGACATGTTCGCGTCCGTCAAGACAGGAACGGAAGGTTCTTTCGTTGATATCGACTGTCTTGAACCGTACAAGATTTCTGATAACGACTTCATCGCCATTCTTAACGTGTTCAAACAGCTTGCTAATGAACATATTCACAATGTTATTCACACATACCTGTGAATAGCCAAACTCATTCCCCTTCATTTCTTCGATAATGTCTGATGTGTAAACTCTCATAGCTCCTCCTTCTTAAAACGGAATGTTTTCTTGCGATACTTCATCGCCAAACTGCCCGAAGTTTCCTTTCGGCGGCTGCGAACCGAAACCGCCCCACTGACTGGTGGATGCTGGTGGCTGCTGCGCCATCGCCCCGACCTCTGCACGGTCTACGTTGACTTCTGTTACCCACTTTTTCTCGCCGTTCTGCTCATAGCTTCTGACGTTGATTTTGCCCTCGACGAAAATGTCCGATCCGGCTTTGCAGCTGTTCCCGATAAGTTCTGCGGTCTTGCCGAAAGCTACGCACGGGATAAATGCGCTTCTTTCATGCCATTCGCCCTGCCACTGGTATTTCTCGACACACTGCACCGAGAAGTTCGCCATCGCTGAGCCTTTCTTCGTCATAATCATTTTCGGGTCTCGCCCAACTTTGCCGAGCAACATCACACGGTTGATACAAAGTTTCATCTTTTTGCTTCCTTTCGTAAATGCTCTATAACGCTATTTCAGGGCTTCGCCCTATCCATTCGATAAATCTATCATGCAAGCCTCGCGAACGCCTGTAGAAGGCAAATGGGAGCGTTCTCAGATGATTTGCACCGCAAGGCGCATGTAGATTGATTTCAGAATTGGTTTATCCGCTTCGCTAACTGCTCCGTTTCGGAGGTCGAGCATCAGCTGGTTAAGAAGTACCATCGCTTCATCGCCGCTGATGTTGATACCCGCCTTGTCGTCCGGCACCTTTTCCTGCTTTACTGTTATCGACGCCATTCGTTCTTCCGCCTTCTTTCTCGCTTCCAGTTCCGTCTTTCCGTAGGCACTGTGTAGCTTTCCGTCTACTCCAGTAAACTGCGCTTCATAGCCGTTTGAAATACGTTTGACCTCGATCGGAGTAATGCTTTTTGCGGTGACGTGATCTCCGCATTTATTGACGTGATCTCCGTATTTATACGGCTTGAAAAAAGCCTTTGAGATCTCGGGGAAGGCATCTAAAAGTTTTTCGACTTCCCGCGCGCTGAACGATGATCTTTTACCGCACGTTTTGTAGTAGAACGTTATTGGCGTAACATCGAGAAGCCCTGCCACTTCCCTTTTCGTGACCCTCGCCTTTTCAAAAATCTTGTTTATCTCCTCTTTTGCCCCGTCAGCCAACACAAACCTTTTCATAACCTAAGCCCCTTTCAATCTGCGATTTTCTCCGTGAACCGTGTATACATACGGTTCGAGCATTTCTTTTAACCTGCTCCCGGTCCCTTCGTCTGCTCTTGTTATCTCGTCAAGCGGAAACTCGCTTGAGACGATGGTCGGCATCCGATTGACGTATCTCGAATTGATGATGTCAAACATGATCTGCTGGTCTTGACTTTGCATCTCGTTGCCCTTGATTGCCCCTTTGAAAAGGTCGTCGATGTAAAGCCACGGTAACTGCGATACCCTCGCTATCATCTCGTCATAACGGTCTAGGTTTTTGTACATGACCGCTTTGATTCGCTGTATCTCTCTGCGATACTGCCAGTAGTGATGTTCCCTTTTCATCGCCTGGCACGTTGCAATGCAGATGTGCGTCTTGCCTGTCCCCGGTCTCCCGAAGAATCCAAGCCCTTTCGCGTTCGGGTCTTTCAAAAAGTCCTGTGCGAGCTTCTTCATCTCGTATGCCATGATGTTGTCGGTTTTGAACCGCTCCATCGTGAACGCCTCGTAATTCTCCGGCTTGATTCCGCTTGACCTCAAGTAGAAATGCATGTCTCGTACTTCTCTGCACTCAGGACAACGGCACGCTTTGTCTACGCCTTCCATGCGATAGAATATCCATCCTGTACCACTGCAGCGTTTACAGGGAAATCTGGTTGGTTTCTCGTCTTCCACTTCCTTCGGGCTAGAACGGGAGATCTCCATCAGCTCCGCTATAAGTTCCTTCGCTCGTTCGTCCATTTCCGTTCCTTTCTGCCTGCCTTCGCCTAGCGACTTCTCTTTCCTCTTCCGTCATCTCAAAGTAACCTTTGATGTGAGGAATTTCTGGTTTAGCTTCAGGTCGTTCTCTCGCCTGCCAGCTTCTGCAAAGGGATTGCCAGTCCGTGATCGGCATCCCTCTCACCTTCCAGCCAACAGCGTTGTAGTAGTCGTAGAATTTTTCCGGCGAGAAAGTGAAGTTATTTTTTTTCACGAACGCCTGAATTTTTTCTAGCGTTGGTGTCACTACAGAAGTGCCAAAATAGTTCGTTGTTGGAGTTGGAGTTGTCTTTCTGACTGAACCATTAACTGCTATGTTAGACAATCTACTTCTACTACTCTCTGTATCACTCATGTTAGTATCACTCATGTTAGTATCACTCTTAGTAGGAGGTGACAAATTTGGCATGTCTTGAGGTGACACCAGTGTCACCTCAAGCGGTGACAATTTGGCATTTATCGTAGTGCCATTTTGGCACTTCTCACGGTGACAACTTGTCACTTCTTGTAGTGCCATTTTGTCACTTCTCGTAGTGCCATTTTGGCACAACTTTTTAGAACCTGTTTCAGAATCCATTTCAGAAAGTTCGGATAATTTTCGCAAGTAAATCTTCTGCGACTTTCCGAAGCCCTGCTTCTTTGTCTCAATGAGACCACTGTCCTCAAGCTCTTTGAAGATACGGATGACGGTTCTCTTGCTTGCGCCAATCAGCTCTGCGACCTCGTCCTGATTAAACAAGAGATACATTCCGTTCTTGTCGTGGAAGCGTTCAGCGTTCTTTCTACTAGCCATCATTCGATCGAGGAGGAGGCTATACGTCCATTTAGCGTTGATGGAAACGCTTTTGAACCCCATCGCTAATGCTTTCGGAACCGGTATGAAGTTGTAATTCAACTGATCGCAAACGTCCCAATTCTTACTCACTTGCCAAACCTCCTGTAAATCTTTTCCGCTTCATCCTTATGGGCTTCATTCCATGCTTTTATCTGCCCAACGTCCATGCGGCAGTCAGTGAAGAGGATGCGGTATTTCCGTTCGTTATCGCCATGTGCATAGATTTCGTGGCAGTTCTCGCACAAGAGAATCAGATTCTCCAGTGTGTCCGAACCACCTGCACTGCGAAAGCGAATATGATGATGATGAAAGCGTCCTACAGACTTACCGCACCACTCACAACGACGATAGCCTTCGGGAGACGCCCTCTCATCTACCATCTGACAGACTTTCCTGTATCCCGAGGGGAAAAGTCTGATTTTACTTTCCTTCTTGATTTCCATTTCCTTTCCCCCATTCATCAATCAGACGCGCACGCTCGGCGGGCGTCATTGTGTCAATGCCTTGTTGCTTCGCCTCTTCGACTATCCAATCAATCAGCCGCGCCATCTCGGAAGATGTGTAAACAGATGAGCCGTAGTAAGCATTGAAGTAGACTTTTACTCCATCATTCCCTAACCGATCGACAATCCACCCCAGCCCATGACGCCCCCAGTTTTGCTTAAACCGCTCATAGGCGGCTATGTCAACGTTGAGAGGGTTGAATACGCCTACCTGTTTGACAGCCCTCACATAGACTTCCTCTTTGGATATCCCCAGTTTTTGGGCTATCTTGTCCATGAGAACCCACGCATACGCATTAGCGTTCAGACTTCGGGGCTTTTCGTACCGTTTCAGCACAAGATTAAACTTGCCTTTCAGCAGCTTGATAATGCCGTCGAGTTTATCCTGCGGTGTCATCAGCCTAAGGGTTAGGATGCTCCAACCCTGCTTCTCACAAGGTTGGATCGAGTAACCAATGGCATTTACCCACTTCATTTAAGCCCCCTGCGGACGTGCCTGATCGAGTGCCATATACTTATTGACCGCACGCTCCGTGTCCATCACGATGGCGTCTGCCACCTTTGGCGAGACTTCTGCGATACTTGGTGCTTTGCAGACCAATCGAGCGAAGTCTCCAGCGTCAATGTTGTGCCGAGCAAGGACTTCCACGACCTTCTCGATCGGAAACTTCCTTTCCACTACAGGGGGAAACTGCCTTGTCTCTGTAGGATTCCTCTCTTCTTCTGCCGGTTCAATCTCATCTGGGTCGGCGGCAGGGGAGAGGTTGAACATTCCTGCGAGCGCGTATTTCCTCGCATAGGATGAAGCAGAGCCTGTTATCTGAGCTTCATCCATTCCCTTCTTCATAGCCGCTTCGCGAGCATAGGCGGAGTTCTCCGCGAGAAGCGAGCCGTCATTGTTGTCGTATACCTTTACCGTCGCTTTGACGTAGTACCGATCGCCCACCATTTCAATGGTGTCTCCGATGAGTACGACTATTCCGTACTCAACCATCAGGGGCTTCAGCCCCGCCAAAATATCCTCGGCGTTCCTGTAGTTGTAGCCACCAAATTTGTTTTGGTGGCTCTTTGCCACCTGTAACTTCGCGATGACATTCGCCATCTTCGTCATGTTCCCCATGTTTTTCACCTCACTTCACGGATACCGACGGCTTTCTCACCAGTCGGCACCCTGCAATTTCCTGCCCTTCTTTCAAGGCTTTCGCGATTTCCACCTTGTCTGGCACCCACGTGTACTTTCTGAATTGGTCAGGAAGGTATGCACTCTTTTTCACCTCTACGGATTCGCGACCTTTAGAAAAGCGGATGGTTACCGCTACGTCTTTGACAGGGCATCCGTAAGCGAGGATGTAGGACTTGAGACTTTCGATTTTCGACTGCGTGGATTTCTTCATCGCGGTCAATCTTTTAATCTCTCTGTCAATCTGTTCCATGTCATTCGACATGTTCTTGATGACGAGCCCCACGTTGCGGCTCTTTTCTTCCTGCTCCATCGGCAGGTTATCGAGGTATTCTTTATTGAATACCTCGCCCGTCTCGGTATCCACCGAGACGTCATCACTGACTTTGAACAATCGGTCAGTGTTCATAAGTTTGGAGATTTCCCAAAGTTTCATTTAGCTCGCCTCCTAAAATCCGTACACGAATCTTCCCTTACTGTCATAGAAGTTCCCGTCATCGTGACGGGTAACGACTTTCACATCATCGTGAGTGTCTAGCCATTCGGCTATCGCCTGCTCCACAGTCCATGGAATGAAAGGTTCGGGTTCATAGTTAGGGTCATCGTATTGGCAATGCCATTCGTAGTCGTTCTCTACCTCATCGTAGAGACCTTCGTCGAATCTGTCCCAGCTCATTTAGCCCACCTCCTTGCATTCAGCAAGCCAAAGAATGTTGTCGACGACTTCGCCAAACGTCTCACAGGAAAACTCCACGCTATCCGAAGTTTTAACAAAGATGCCGTTTATGTTCGGGTATCCAGATCTGGAATACATGGATACCTTCACACCATTCACTGTGAAGGTATATTCGTAGGGGATCGGTTTTCTAATCCCCATGCTCTTGACGGAGATATTCAAATCTCCGATGTGCAGCGTATCCGCCACGTAAGCGGCAATCATTTCAAGGCTTTCGCCCCAAAGCATTCTGTCCTTTTCAATTTTCATTTTTCGTTCCTCCTTACCGTTGTAATGCTGCAAGCGAGTCAGTCTCTCGAACGCGAATACGCGGGCTACGATGTTAGCGCGTTTGCGTGGATCTGATAGCCTCGATGACATCCTGCACCGGCATATTAAAGTGTTTACACAGGGCATCCAGTTTGATACGCTGGATGCCCTGTGCTTTCTCTCCATAGTAGTATCTGTACAGTGTCGGGCGAGAAATCCCAGTCGCGTTGCTAAGACTGTTTACCGTCTCGCCACGCTCGACTAGAAGCTTCGCAAACTTCGTAATTGGCACGTTTTGCAAAGCCTTATATTCATCTTCCGTAAGTCTAAGAGTTATCATCTCTTTCATCTCCTTTCTTACCGCCGCGCGCGTTCTACGTTCACAACGACAACCGTTCCCGGCTTTAATTCGCCTGCATCTTTGATGTTGTTGTCTTTCATCGCCTGCCAGACAAGAAGTCTCACATCGACTTCATCTTTGCCGATTTCTCGGCAAATGTCCCAGAGGGTATCCCCCTCTTCTACTTCCTTCTGGTAGGTTATGATTTCCGTTGTCGGCTGGTTCAGGTACGCCCCTGTACCAAGAACCGCCACTACGACCAATGCAGTGAGCGCTTTCATTTTTCTTCCTGCTCCTTTTTCCATTCCTCATACTCCGCTTCATGTTCGCGGATGTACTCAGCAATGAATCTGATGAGTGTTTCCATCGCCTGCTCCTTTCCTCAACTTGCAGTTTTGCAAGTTATTTAGCAAAAAAAATAGGAAGTATATCGGCTCGCTTGATATTCAGCATGGCAACAATCTTGTTTGCTTCATCGAGCGACAATCTCGATCTCCCTTTCATTCGCCGATAGAGGGTTGATTCACTAACCCCCATTTTGCTGGCGAAATCCGTTCGCGTCATGCCGTTTTTTACGACATACGACATCAGGAGTTGCTCGTTGATTATAGGTCATCACCGTCCTTTCTTGCTGTTCTGCAAGTATTATAACACTTGCACTTCTTCAAGTCAACAACAGATTTTTATTTTCTGCAAGAAATAATTCCATTAAATGCACGTTTCCCTTGCAAAAAGTGAACGAAAATATTATACTTCTTATAGTTGGTCTGCGAATTTATGGAGGAGGATTTTACAAAATGGAACTTTCCACACTGGTAAAAAAGCAACGAATGAAGTACGGTTTGACGATGAAAGAGCTTGCACAAAGAGCCGGGGTATCGGAGGGGCTCGTTTCGCGTTGGGAGTCGGGACATGTCGGGTCTATGAAAACGGATACCGCCGCAAAGGTGGCCGATGCTTTACACATTTCGCCACTGGCATTTTTCGGCTATGACATTTCTAACAAGAAAACCGTCAAGATTCCGATCGTCGGGCGTGTTGTTGCCGGAACGCCAATTTTTGCACAGGAGAATATCGAAGGAATGGTAGAAATTAACGAGGGCGATTCCAAAGGTGTGATGTTTGCCTTGAAGGTAATCGGCCATTCGATGGAGCCGCGCATACAAGAAGGCGACCTGCTTATTATTCACAAGCAGGAAGATGTAGAAAGCGGGGATATTGCTATTGTCTTAATCAATGGAGATGAAGCTACCGTGAAACAGGTAAAGAAACGGTCTGACGGGATTATGCTGATTGGGTTTAATCAAGACGTATATGAGCCGCATTTTTATTCTAACAAGCAGATTGAGCAGCTGCCGATCCGCATTATGGGTAAAGTAGTAGAAAGCAGACATGTATGGTAAAACTGAACAGGCGTTAGTTTCAGAAGAAAGTCCGTCTCACGGCGGGCTTTCTGAGCCGATAGGCGTTACATAGCGCGCTACGATTTAAGAGGAGGCAGCTCCATGAGTTTAATTGGTTTTTTCAAATATATTCGATATACGTTGATGGCAAAAATAGGGGTATTGATTATTCCTTTCTGTCTATTTTATCTGCCATCGGACGTTTACCTAGGGACGCTTTCATTTATGCGGTTTATTGTCTTTCTATATTGCGTGCTATTTGCCATTAAACTTTTTGCCATTGGGGTAAAAGACTTGATTGTCCCCACCGGCTATCTCGCTTTAGCGGTATACGTCCAACCGTTCTACAATTTCTGGGGCATTTACAAGGTAGGAAGAGATCATGCGCTTCATTTGGCGTCATGGGGGCATGCATATACGCTACAGTATTGCGGAGAAGCCATGATTGTGTTACTTATCCTGTCATATATTGAAGAGGTCAGCAGAAGAAGATAAATCAAGGGTCTCTTCTAAGCACATTTTTCTACAATAAAATTGCAGTTTCGGCACAAAATGTTACGAATCGGTGGTTTTAATGCCGAAAAATTGCGTTAATATAAACTACGCCGCCGATGTGCGGCGTTTTTTAGATTTGACATTTTGGAACAAGCGTTTATAATGGAGATAGGGAGTGCTGGTACTTCTACGGGAGCCAGTACGGATACCTTCTCCATTCGGAGGAGGTATTTTTTTATGCCAAAACCATTCAAAGCTATTGTTGATTGTCTTACTATAGCAAAAACAGCACTTTTGCTATAGTTGGTCATTTAACTATAGCAAAATGGCACTTTTTGCTATAGTTAATTATTTTTGTTTCCTGATGATGTCATCCAGATCCTTGACCGGGCTATTCTAATCGTGTAGTATATATACACAAGAAAAAACGGTTCACCGCTTTAGGGGGATGATATCTTCGGATATCGTCCCCTATTTTAATTGCACGAAAATATATAACCTTGACGCTGCGCCTCTATTCTTGTATCATGTATATACAAGCAAAACCGATGAGGTTTTATAGGGCGCGCGTCTTCGGACAAGCGCCTAAATTTTTGCCTAAAATACAGGCGCTCTGTCTATGCGGGGCGCCTTTTGTAGTTGGTTATGGAGGTTATAATGGATAATCAAAAACTTGCAAATCTATTCAACGTCGAAGTAGCAAAGTATTCATTAATTAAGCAATAGAGAGCAGGAGACGCCATGAAAAGAGCAGTAATATATGCGAGATATTCGTCGGATAGACAGCGAGAGGAATCTATCGAGGGGCAGATCAGGGTATGTGAGGACTTCGCCAGAAGAAATGACATGCGGATTCTAAAGATTTACACCGACCGCGCACTGACAGGACGCACGGATAAGCGACCCGAGTTTCAGCTTATGATAAAAGAAGCCGCGTCGCGAGCGTTTGAGGTTGTCATTGTGTACAAGCTGAACCGCTTCGCTCGCAATCGCTATGACAGTGCGTCATACAAGCACAAACTAAAGAAGTATGGAGTAAAGGTTGTGTCGGCGATGGAGAACATAGCCGATGATCCATCAGGTATTCTTCTTGAATCTGTCATTGAGGGTATGGCTGAATACTATTCTGCGGAGCTTTCAGAAAACGTCATCCGCGGTCAGACGGAGAACATACTGGAGGGCAAATGGGCAGGCGGCACCGTTCCCCTTGGATACAAGCTGAACAAAGAGAAGCGTCTGATATTAGACGAAGAGAAAGTGCCTATCGTAAAACTCATATTCAGTATGGCGGCAGAAGGGTATGGCACGACCGCTATCGTGAGAGAACTAAATCGCAGAGGGTATCTTAACTCTAGGGGGAAGAAATTCTCCGCTTCTAATGTCTATGTTATTCTAAAGAACAAACACTATATGGGGAAGTTTTACTGGCGCGGCGTTGAAAGCCCAGTCGCAATCCCTATTATCATCGCCCCTTCTGACTTTGAGGCGGTGCAGAAAGTGATGAATACAAGGAAGGTGAGCCGAGTGAAAACAAGTGAGAAGTACATGTTATCAGGGAAGCTGTTTTGCGGAGAGTGCGGCGCACGCATGCTAGGCGTATCAGGAACGTCTAAAAACGGCATAATTTATCATTATTACGCTTGCCCGAACCATCGGCATAAAAATACCCGTACCTGCGAGAGGACGCAGATACGGGCTGATATAATCGATTCTACGGTGTGTGACGTAACGACAAGACTGTTAGAGAGCGATGCGGCAGTGGAAGCTATCGCAAGGCAGGCGGTAGAGGTTCAAACTCATACGGATGTGAACGCTGCTATTGCAGTAACGAAGAAACGCATGGCGGACATAAAGAAGAAAATAGATAACTGTGTGAAAGCAGTAGAGAGTGGCATTATATCGGATGCTATAGCAAAGACGCTGCGCGACAATGAGGAAACACTGCGAGATTTAGAGTGCGAGCTTGCGAAGCAGGAGATCGCCAGAAAGTCGAGCGAGCTTACAGTAGACAAAATACGTTTCTTTTTTAAGTCTATTTGCAGGGACGCTAAAAAGGCGGACAAGTATAGGAGAATACTTCTCTCTACGCTTGTCCGCATGGTCATCGTGTGTGGTGATGCGCTTGAAATCAGATATAACTATGCAAACGAATACCCCGATTTGCAGAACCCTGTTAAAGCGGAGTGTTCGTATAACAATCGTTTGGTGGAGATGAGGGGAGTCGAACCCCTGTCCAAAAAGCCTGTCCCATAAACTTCTCCGAGTGCAGTTCACTGTTTTAGGATTTAAGCAAAGTATCGTACAGGAACAAACTGCCTTTGCCGATCTTAGGATTGGTTTCGAAGCGAAAGTCCCAAGCCTCCTTCCGCTCTATCCTATTGGTTGATGTCAGCCTGCGGTCATAGGAAAACCGCAGGGGACATTAGCAGATTAGGCTGCTAAAGCAAAATCACGTTTTGCGTTTAGGTTTTTCCACCGTTTAACGGGAAGGTGGGATCCCGACTCGCTGTTTATGTCCCAGAATCTCCTGTCGAAACCGGTACATCCCCAAGGGTACATATCTATTGTATGCGATACGAAGGGAAATGTCAATTTGACCGTCTGTGGGGAAATAAGGAAGTTTGAAAGCAGGAATGAGGGACTAGGGACTAGGAGCCGCAAGTCACTGGTGACTGGTGACTACATACCATCTTCGGGCATTGCCATTATTTATACTTCGCGGCGCTTCTATAGTCTTATGCGCCGCACCACCATTTCGCATTTCTCATTCAAGCGAGGCTTTCAAACGCAATCAAAGGGCGCCCCTCCCCACGGGCTAACACTGATTCAATCGTTGTCAGATTTACTCAGTGTTTCCTTAAGGCGCACGCT